TCCGGAGGAAAACTACGCTTTGAGTATATAAAAGAATCAGATAGAAATTCAATTAATGCTCCAGGAACAGTAGGAGGGGTATCAAACGTATCAAATGTACCGTACAAAAACCCAACCTATTCAGAAATTAATTCAATAGGTAGACAGTGGATCTTCGAATATACATTGGCACTTGTTAAAGAGGTTTTAGGTTATGTCCGTGGAAAATACGGAACAATACCCATACCAGGTGCAGAGGTTACTTTAAATCATGCTGATCTTATAACTGCTGCTACTGCAGAAAAAGCATCGTTGGTAGAGAAACTGAAAGGGTATTTAGAAGATACTTCAAGAGAGAAACTATTAGAGAGAAGAGCGTTAGAAGCAGACTATAAGCAAAAGGAATTAAACTTAGTACCACAACCTATATTCATTGGATAGTATGTTAAATAGCATAAAAATTAGAACATTATGAGTCTGTACGGAGGGTCGAGAGATATAAGCTTACTCAGACACATTAACCGCGAGTTGATGCATAATATTATATCTCAGCAAATAATATATTATGGGTATAATATTGAAGATACTAAGGTAAACATATACGGAGAAACTACCTCTGGTAGAATCTTTCAAGAACCTGTTATACTTTATACGTTAATAGAAAGAGCTGATCAATCATCTCCAATAGAGGATGGAGTAATAAACTTTAGTCAACCGGTAACTTTTAAATTTCTAAGAGCTGACCTGGTTGATGCTAACGTACTGGTTGAAGAGGGGGATATAATACAATGGCAAAATGCATACTGGGAGATTGATAACGTAATATCGAATCAATACTTTGTAGGTAAAGACCCTAGATACTCAAACACAGACAGTACAGGAACAAACCCACTGGAGACTGGGTTAGAGGATTTCGGAACAAGCCTGTCACTAATATGTAACACACATTACGTACCGGCAGATAGAATAGGACTAGATAAACAGAGAATATGAAACTAATAGAAGTACTAACAGAAAAAGCAAACATGGGATACACGTCCTCAAAACCTACCCTTACTAACAAGGAAACAGGAACTATATCATGGGATATCACTCCAACACCGTTAAAAGGTAGTATCGGAGCACTAGACATAGCTTTAGAACTATTAGAAAAAGCTATAGGAGAAAGCCCTGAGGATACACAGTTAGTTAAATATGGAGAAGTTTTAGGCAAACTTAAAAAATCTCTGAAGACACATATAACAAAGAAATACGGTAGATGAGTACTAAAAAACCCATACCGAAGACTCAAAAAGAGATTAGTAATTCGCTAGTGAACCCCTATGATAAAGAGAGAGGAAACCCTAACAACTCAGTACCAAGTCAAAACAATAGAGGATTACAACTATCGGAAAAAGATGAGAAAGGAAAATCTTTAACTGTATCATTACAAGATCACGACGAAGCAATACTATACTACTTTAATGAAGTATTGAAGCTACAAGTAGTCCAGAACGGAGAAAAGATACAGGTACCTATAATGTTTTCATCTCCCGAGAAATGGAAATCCTACCAGAAAGACGGGTATTTGAGAGATGTTAAAGGCGCTATCATGGCTCCACTAGTACTATTCAAGAGAGCTAGTATCGCAAAGAATAAAGCACTTGCCAATAAGTTAGACGCTAACTCTCCTGCTAACTATATGGTGACCGGTAAAAGCTATACTTCGAAAAACGCATATTCTAACTTCGAAGTACTTAATAATAGAAAGCCGGAAAAAGAATACTACGCAATAGTAGTACCGGATTACTTGACAATTAACTATACTTTCGTACTTTATACCTACTATGTAGAGCATCAAAACTCAATAGTAGAAGCAGTACAGTATGCATCCGATTCATACTGGGGGGACCCTGAGAAGTTTAAGTTTAAAGCAACAATAGAACAATTCGGCTTCCAGACAGAACTTACTGCAGATAGTGAGAGGATAGTACGGAGTACCTTTACTGTAAAACTAAATGGTTATATAGTACCTAATACAAGACAAAAAGACCTCAACTCTATTAAGAAATTCAGTACCTCCAGTAAGGTATCCTTCAACGTAGAAAACGTATCGGATATTAATAACATCTAATACAAGGTGAAAACTTACAAAATATCTTCCTTTTTTCAGGAAAGGAATAAACCTTCGAAAGAAAACAATCTATTTATTATTAAACGTTAATCTAAAATGGCAGAAACTTTAATATCCGCAGGCGTCCTCGCAAGGGAGAATGACCAATCTTTTATCACTCAAGGCCCTATCACGGTAGGAGCAGCGATAATTGGACCAACAGCTAAAGGTCCCGTAGAGGTTCCAACAGTAGTTACGACCTACAGTGAATATCAAAACGTATTTGGAACTACTATCACCAGTGGTAGTGGCATCTATACGTACTTTACTTCAATAGCAGCATACAACTACTTCAACAGCGGAGGTGAATCACTACTTGTATCAAGAATTACATCCGGATCCTACTCTCCCGCTACTACAGTAGTAACTGGAGAAGCTGGTATTGTAGCAGTAACGTTTGAGACCTTAGCAGAAGGTACTATAATGAATAGTTACTCTAGTTTAAACTCTGACGGATCAATGGACAGTGGTTCTGTAGATAATGTTAGATATGAAATCGTAAATAGCAATAGCGGTTCTGGAACATTTGACCTACTGGTGAGAAAAGGTAATGATAACACACTAGAGAAATCAGTACTAGAAACATGGACTAACCTATCATTAGATCCTCTATCTACAAATTACGTAAGTAGAAGAATTGGAGACCAGTCATTTACTTACACCGAAGACGGTACAAGTTATTATCTTCAAACTACAGGAGCATACCCTGTAGCTTCTAGATACATAAGAGTTTCAACAGTTAACTCACCAACCCCCAACTACTTAGATAACGCAGGTGTTGCAAAATCACAATACACAGCCTCTATACCGTTAGCAAACAGCGGTGCATTTTCTAGTGCAGCAGGTGATGTAATGGGCGGTGCTAACTTCTACGATGCAATAAACGGTACTAACACTCAAGGAGTAGTAGCAGGTGATTATGGAAATATGATTAAGTTACTATCTAATTCTGACGACTACAAATACAACATAATGCTAACACCGGGGTTATATAACGCAGATTATACATCACAAGTGACAAGTATTATTTCAAATACACAAAACAGAGGAGATAATTTATACATTCTAGACCTAGTTAAATATGGACAGTCAGTAACTTCAGTAACCGGACAAGCAGCAAGTAGAAATACTTCTTATGCAGCTTCTTACTGGCCATGGGTGCAGGTAATAGATCCTGATACAGGAACACAGGTATGGGTACCAGCTTCAACCGTAATGGGAGGAGTCTTCGCATACACTGATACAGTATCAGATCCTTGGTTCGCTCCAGCAGGTATTAACAGAGGTGGCTTAGGTCAAGTAGTTAGACCAGAAAGAAAACTAGCCCAAGCAACTAGAGATACACTGTATACTAGTAAAGTGAATCCAATAGCATCTTTTCCTGGAACAGGAGTAGTGGTATACGGACAAAAGACACTACAGACAAAAGCTTCAGCCCTAGACCGAGTTAACGTAAGAAGACTCTTAATAGCAATGAAGTCGTATATATCCCAAGTAGCTCAAAACTTAGTATTCGAACAGAATTCAACTTCTACTAGAAACAACTTCCTAGCACAGGTTAACCCATACCTAGAAAGTATCCAGCAGAAACAAGGACTCTATGCTTATAGAGTAATAATGGACGATACTAATAATACTGCAGACGTAATCGATAGAAACATCCTAATAGGTCAAATCTACGTACAACCTACTAAGACAGCAGAATTTATTTACTTAGATTTTAACATTACACCAACTGGAGTAACATTTCCAGCATAACTAAAATAAACTAAATGAGCACATATCTAAACTCTCCGGGAATAGTTACTAGAGAGGTGTCCACCTCTCAAATAAGAAAACAACCAATAACGGTAGGAGCAGCAATAATAGGCCCTACCGTTAAAGGTCCTGTAAATATTCCAACAATATTAACAAGTTACTCCGAGTATGTAAATACATTCGGAGATACTTTTGTCTTCTACGGCCCTGAAGGGTCTCAAAACACAACATACTTAACGTCCGTATCTGCCGAAAACTACTTTAACAGTGGTGGTGGTTCCTTACTAGTAACAAGGGTGGTATCTGGATCCTTTACAGGAGCTACATCAACACCTATATTAAATACTGTTGTTATGGGAACAAGTATAGAAGTGGGTACAAATACATCACTTTCATCCTCTATAACAACATACCCTACAGGTGTTGAATTCAACCAATCCTTTAACGTAATACCGACAGGCGGGTCAGGAACCGGTCTTACATTACAATATACACCTTCCCGTACATCTGTATACGATAGGATTAACCGTAGATACACCTTCGTACAAGACTATAAGATAAATGTTACCGCACCCGGAGAGAGTTATCAAGCAGGTGATACTATAACAATACCAGGCGTACAGTTAGGGTTAAATGCAGATGGACGTTTAGTCGCAGGGCAGAACAATTTAAGTCAAAGTATCGACTTATGGTTTGAATCATACAACATTTCACCCGGACGTGGTGGAGGTCTCACAGGTAGAGGGTACTCTGGCAAAGTTGGTAGTGCTTATGGAAACGGAGCGGTAAAGTATGAAGTAGTTCGAGTAGGAACTACCGGGTCTACTTTCACTAATTTAGAAATAATGTCCCCACCTGATGTCCGTGATTACGACAATAACTTTAACATAGGGGAGAGGTACCAATTATGGGTAGGTAGAGATGCGACTACTCAAAGCACCCGGTACGTATACTACACTTTAACATCAAACAACTTCACACCCCACACACCGTTAGTTATAACACTACAGGCAGGGGATATTACTACACAGACTGGAGATGTAGCATTTGAATTAGAAACCTTATCTAAAGGGAGGTTAATGAACAATAACGGGCCGGAAGTAGAAGGAGCGTTGGCATTTGGCAACAGTGGTAACATTCGATGGGAAATACCAACAGTAAACACCTCTTCCGGGGAATTTAGTTTACTTATACGGAGAGGAGATGACTCAACAAATAAGAAGGTAGTATTGGAGACTTATCCAAAACTTTCATTAGATCCCAAGTCACCTAACTATATCAATAAGATTATAGGAGACCAAACACAAATCATAGCCACGGAAGGAACAGATACCTACTTAGAAACCACAGGAGAGTATGCTAATAAATCTAACTACGTTAGGGTTAAATCAATCGCCTATAAGACTCCTGAATACCTGGGTAATACAGGAACCCCTAGCAACCTGTATAAAACATACATACCTGTAGTACAGAGCGGAGCATTTGCAGGAGCATCAGGAGCAGAGAGTCCGAATGCAAATGCAACTTTCTATAAGGATATTATAGAAGATGCAAACTTTACATCCCAGGGAGTACCGGCAGCAAGCTACGCTTCTGCAATAGCACTACTGGCGAATAAGAACGATTACGATTACAACGTTATAACAGTACCGGGACTAACTTACGATAACCCTAACCATACAGCAACTCTAAATACACTAATACAAAACACAGAGAATAGAGGAGATGCAATAGCAATAGTTGATACTGTTAATTACGGTTCTACGGTAGATAACATAAAGTCTAAAGCAGCAACTGTCAACTCATCTTACGCTTCAACATACTGGCCTTGGTTAAACATACAAGATCCTAGCACTGGGTTGATAATAGAAGTACCACCTTCAACATTACTACCGGGAGTATATGCATACACGGATAAAGTATCGGCACCTTGGTTCGCCCCAGCAGGAATTAAGAGAGGTATATTAGGAAATGCTGCAATAGGAGAGAGGAAACTTGCTCAATCTACTAGAGATGACTTATATTCAAATAAGGTAAACCCTATAGCATTTATAAACAGAACAGGAACTGTAGTGTACGGGCAAAAGACATTACAAACAAGAGCAAGTGCTTTAGATAGAGTAAACGTTAGGAGGTTACTAATAGAACTAAAGAGGTACTTAGAGCAATTAGCAACAAACCTAGTATTTGATCAGAACAGTACTGTTACAAGAAATAGCTTCCTAAGCAACGTAACACCTTACCTTGAAAACATTCAACAAAACCAAGGAATATACGCTTTCAAAGTTATAATGGATGATACTAATAACACACCAGACGTAATTGATAGGAATGAATTAATAGGTCAATTCTATATTCAACCTACTAAGACAGCAGAATTTATTTACTTAGATTTTAACATTACACCAACTGGAGTAGCATTCCCAGCATAAGGAAGTAGCTAAAACCTAAACATAACAAGAAGGATCTTAGAAATAAGATCCTTTTTAAGTTTTAAGGGGAGGGAAATACGATAACTTCACATTCCCTGAATTCCAAAACCTGTTATACTTGTTGACTAACATGTTATCATACTCAGACTTACTAGCATCAAACACCTCTAGAATACCAGCAAGTTTATGTTTTTGAAACATCTGCCTTGGGAAAACCTTCCCATTCCTCCAGTAGAAATAGTTAGGAGGAGTAAACCCTACAAGAGAAAAACCCGCACGGTAATATACCTCCCCTGAGCTCCAACACCTATCAGCATAGGTTAATATGCTTTTTGGAGAGTACTGCGAGATAAAAAACTTAAGCGCTTTGGAGAATCCACCATGAATAGAGCAATTTGCTAAAGTGGCGAATCTAATAATTTCCCATTCAAACACTTTGTCAAATCTAGGGGTAGCCATTGTTAAAGTCGCAACAAGAGACTCTTCAAAGAATACCCCGATATTAACAGAGCTCCTAACATCCCCATGTAGATGATTAGCATTTAGGAAGTCCCTCTTCATAGCCGGAGTAATAATCTTTACCACACATTTCCGACCATGTATCTTCCGGGACGTAACCCCTAACTTATTTCTAATCATAGATTCAAGAAGAGGTCTAGATAACAACCACTCATGTTCAAATATATGAATCAGAGTTACTCCTGTAGATAAACACCGCTTCGTCTTACGTAAATGATACCCCTTATCGATAAAACGGTCAGAATGCCAAAATAAACCGTTAAATTCAAAAGCTAGATCAAGTGATGGAATAAAGATATCTAATTCTAAGTTCTTAAGAAGTTTACGGCTATTAACAAGGACTGTAACCCCGGGAATACATTCCCTAATAAAGGTAACCAATTCTGTCTGGCCTTTAGACATTTCAGTATACTTGGAAGAACACACCTTACATTTAGGACGGTAGTTATTCATAAGCATACAATCCCACACAGTATTACATGTTCTGCATTTAATAGTATACTTGTTGTTGGTAATCTTATCATGTTGAGTAATGTCTAAGATCTCTAAATCCTCATAGAGGTTAGCTCGTCTTCTAAGAGTACTAAGAGTCCTCTCCTGGTGATTATTAACAGACCCGTACCTCTGGAGTTTTGTCTCCATTGCCTTTTCCTTATCGTAGAAGAAAGGATCTCCATACTTCTTTAACTTAGTACCCATACTCTTATCCATAAATTCTTGAGACTTTAATGCATGAGTTACTCCGTATTTTTGAAGCATGGTTTCCTTATGAGCTTCCTGTACCGTCTGCTGAGACATCGGATGTCCCCCCCAAGTGTCTTTCCAAGTCTGCTCTCTAGCGGCATTAGACTTTTTAGTAAGGTCGGGGTCTTTGTTTTTACAAGACTTACTGCAATAGGTTCTCTGTCTAAAATGAGGAATTTCAAACTGAGTTTGGCAGGTCTTACATATTAACTGTTTATACTTCATTATTGTGTTTTAGGTTCGAATACACTTATAATTATGAAATAAAATAGAAAAAGCAACTTTAATTTAAATACTAAGATATTTATGAACAGAGGATTAGGAACAGTCCTGCAATCACTAAAGCAGTACAGTAGTACACGCTTTGATTACGAAGCCCATTAGTCTTTAGCTAATAGGTAGTTCACGAACAGAAATAAAGTAACTAATATAATTAAAATAAACTATGGCAATACTAACACATGATGAAATATTCTTCACCCAATTTGAACCTAAAATACAGAACAGGTTTATTATGTATATGGACGGAATACCGACATACATGATCAAAGGCTTAAGCGGATTAGGATTTCAACAGGGAGAGATTATACTTAACCATATAAACACTTATAGGAAGGTAAAAGGAAAACTTAGATGGAACGACGTTACTATGACATTATTTGATCCGATAACTCCATCAGGAGCTCAGGCAGTAATGGAATGGACTCGACTACATCATGAGTCTGTAACTGGAAGAGATGGTTATTCAGATTTTTACAAGAAGGAAATAATACTAGATCTAGTAGGACCTGTAGGAGATGTAATTTCCGAATGGATACTAAAAGGAGCATTCATAAAGACTGCAACATTTGGAGACCTGGACTATGATAATGATTCAGCAGCACAAACTATTAGCCTGTCTCTTGGAGTAGACTACATGGTGCTCAATTTTTAGCAGTGCTGAACGTTTAAGTAAAAGCTCTAAACTTCTACTTCTTGACGTACTAAACTTCTACTTTTGAAGACACTAAGCCCTATTTACAATAAAGTAAATAGGGTTTTTTTATGGACTATCAAAAAGTATACACTCAAATAATTGAACGGGCAAAAGGGGAGAGTAGGGATTGGAGTGGCGACAGCTACTTTGAAAGACATCATATAATACCAAGCTAAACACAGGAAAGGTAAAAAGACTATAGTACATCCTACAACTAATCAAATGAGGTTCGTACTTGAAGAGGAGTTAGAAGGTTACATTAAACTAGGGTGGGAGAATACCAACCGTAAGAAAGGTATGAAAATACAGTTATCGAAAGAAGGGAAGGAGAAGTTAACAGCTGCAAGAAGAAAAGATCAGACAGGTAAGGTAGGTCTTCAAGCTAAAGCTGCAAAAGGTCCATACACTATAGAATTTAAAGACGGTAGAACATACACAGCAGGTAGCTACCCGGAATTAACAAAAGCAACAGGTCTTAAGATGAGTACATTACATTATAGGCATAAAAAAGGAAATACGGAGTTTTTAAAAGAGTGGAGAATATACTAAGTGGCTACTTAAAGGTATTAACACTATATTTATAACAAAGTAAAACTATGTGCGGATGTAATACTTGCGAAACAAAAAAATATACGTTGATGCTCAATGAAAACAAAGCACCGCGTGATATATTGTCTGAGGATTTAAAGCACCGTATGGACGCTAATAAACCGCTAACAGACCACTTATATCGTGCTGGTTCGGATAGTTACTTCAACTTATGGTTTGAAGCTCGCTCTTTGTATTCTCGTAATATTTTAGAAATCACTGATAAAGATGATTTAGCTGTTTTAACGGAAACAGATTTAGGTCATTATGGTATGTTTGAAGGTAAAAAAGTGCCTTTAGATTTTCCTATCGAGATAACCGAAGAAGGTGATACACATTATACTAAAGACGGTAAAGAATGGAAAGGTAAATTACATAAAATGCCCGACAATTCACTAATGTCAGGTAACCCTCATGATAAAGATGGAAGCGGTCCTAATGGTAAAAGTGAAAAACTATACCGTAAAGAGGACTTAAATGAGGCTAAAAACGACAATAAAAAATTAAATAAACCAACACGCGACTCCTCAGGAGGTAAAGCATATAAGGTTTATGTTAAAGACCCTAAAACCAAGAAAATTAAAATAGTACGTTTTGGTTCAGGTGGTTTAAGAGCTAAAATCAACGATAAAGAGGCACGTAATGCATTTGCGGCACGTCATAAATGTTCAACTAAAAAGGATAAAACAAAGGCAGGATATTGGTCTTGTCGCTTACCACGTTATGCAAAATTACTCGGACTTAAATCAAATTTCGGAGGTTTCTGGTAAACCATACACCGATTTAGAGATTACAAACAAATATACATTTATACCCAAACATGAATATAAGTAAAATAAAATAAAATAAAGATGAAATTTAATTATTCAAAACTATTAATTGAAAACAAACATT